TAACGCTTTGATCTATATCTGAATCTGCTGTAAGATTTTGTGCTGATTGATAAAAATTTTGATATGCATTAGTAGGTGATCTTTTGTTACTAGTATTTAAAACGCTTGATTTATCAGCGTAATATTCTAAAAAAGTTAATATATCAAAATTAGCCATTTAACCTAAACCTAATGATCTCCTAGTTCTTAAATCAGATTGCAATATAGATAATGTTTGATCTATACCACTTTGTACAGCACTTGCTAAATCATTTGTAGTAATAAAATTAGTACCATCCATTTGTGTTACTGCACCTGTTGTAATATTTACGTTTGGTGCAACATAACCACCTTCTGCAAATCTTGGTACGGCTGAAGAACCTCTATAACCTGCTAAATAGTTTTTACTAAATTGTGCAGCTTTTCGTGCAGGTATAACATATTCACTACCTGCTTCACCTAAATAACCTAATGTAGGACTTGTAACAACGCCACCTAATGCCATTGGTGTACCGCTACTAGAGCCACCACTATTATTACTTGATTGTGATCTCATTCTTAAAAAAGATCTAAGTCGTGCTATTGCAGCGCTTATAGTACTCATAAATGATCTTATTGGTGCGGTAGCTGCACTTATAGCAGCGCTAACGGCATTTGGTATTGCTTGAAATGCACTTTTTATTCCATCTACTGCACTTGTAAATGCATTTGTTACAAATTCTGCAAAGTTTGTGAATGGTTCTTTTAACTTCTCACCTATCATTTGCATCATAATAACAACACTTTCTTTAAATGTTGTAAAAAATTGACCAATAGCTGCTATCCCTTCACCTATTTGATCTCTTGCTGCGAATACATGACCTGCAAGCGTACCTATAAGTTTACCTAAAGCTATTATTCCAACAACAACAGCACCACCTATTAAGAATGGTGCAAAGGGTGCAGCTAAAGCAGTAACAGCAGGTATTATTCCAGCAATAACAGCACCAAATTTAATAGCAGCTATGGTTTTAAAACTAAATATAAGAGTCGCTAAAATAGGTGCTAATGCTAATATTGCAGGGGCTAATAATGTAAATCCTAGTAATATACTCTGTACAGGCTTTGGTAAACCTTTAAGCATCTCACCCACCTTTGAAAAAAGCTCTACAGCTAATTCTAATGCAGGTAATAATGATTCTACTAATGAGAATTTTAAGAAATTAAACTTTTCTCCTAGTTCTGCCATGCTGTCATTAAATGCCTCAATTCTGTCTGCAAAATCATCTGAGAAAGCTGTATCAAGCCCCATTATTCCCTCTTTACCCATATTTAATAAAGGTAAAAGTTTCATACCTTGACCACCAAAAATTGATTTAGCTATATCAATACGTTCTTGTGCATGAATTACACCATTCATAGCTTCTGCAACTTCAAAAAACAAATCATCAATTTCTTTTAACTGTTTATTACCTCTTGTATTAATAAATTCTGGACTAATATTCAATCTTTCTAATGCGTCATATGCTATACCTTTATCTTTAGTAAAATCCATCATATTTTCTGCAAATATTCCGAAAGATTTAGATACTTTTTTAAAGTCAACACCTGCTAAATTTGCAGCCTGACGTAATCTATCTAAGGTATCTGCGGGTATATGTGTTTGTTCTGCTAATTTACCTAATTCATCACCTAAAGTTAACGTGTCATTTACTAATTTACCCATACCAGCAATACCTATAGCAGGTGCTAATGCTTTTAATGCTCCAAATGCCTGACTAGCTGCGCCTTTAAGTTTATTCATTGCACCAGCAGCATTATTAGATGAAGTTTTTAATCTATCTAAACCTTTTTCTAGACCACCTATTTGGTTTTGACCCTGTACCTGTGCTTTTATCGTATATGAGGTAGAAAGATCCATTTATTTATTATCTTTATTTAATGTTTCTACTATTTTAGCCTCTAATACCTGTAAGTCAGCAAGTATTTCCAAAGGTTTCTTAATTTTTTTCTTTTTTAGTTTAAATATAAAGGCAACAGCATTGTAATCAAGACCAAAAATAACACCTTGATCTATTCGCCATTGCGTTTGTATATCTGTAAATATTTTTATTGATTCCCAGTTACTAGGTAAAACTTCAAATATTCTTTCTTCTTTTTTTTCTTCTATGGGCTGATCGAATAGTACAGCATCGTCTTTATCTGTTTCATCAATAATACGATCACCGCACCAAAACAATGCAGCCCCTTCTAGTTTTTTACTTTTTGCTTAGAAACTTCTTCAAAATACTTTGTTACTAATAAATTAGCTAAACCAGCAATATCTAATACCTGTTTTTTAGTAGCTTTTGTAAATGGTACAGGATTATTCCCATCAGTAATACCATCCCATCCTACTAAAATTTCATCTGCTATTAATAAATCACTTATATCTGTACCATCAATTATGCCGTTATCTAATTCTTTTTTCTTTTGTTGTGCTTGTAAACCTATTTCATTAATTCTTGATTGTGGAATAATTTTAAATACAGCATCAAATGTTTCTTCTTTTTGTGTACCACCATCACCAGGTGTATAAAAGACAATAGGATGAGTAAAAGTTGCCTCTTTTTTTAAAATAAACATAAATTTTTTATAATCTTCTCTAGGGTATACCCTTTTCTATAGCTGTGCAACTAAGTAAAAGCTAAACTAAATTCATCTTGCCCTGCATCTGTAGGAGTTGCATAAAATGGTAGGTTTAGCATTGTTATACCATCAGAATCTTCATAGGTAGGCTGTCCTAAGTCAGTTTGTGGACAAGATACAGTAACAATATTACCTGCACCGCCAGAATGTACCCATGTATTAGTACCAGTAGAAGTTCCTGTAGCTGTTGTGAAAAAGTTTTTATCAGATAGTGCAACAGCTTCAATAACCATAGTTCCAGATGGCCTACGATCTGTTATAAGTGCTTCTTTTGTACCGCCTACAAGTTCTCTATAAATAACTTCATTTGCAAAATCTAGTTCCCATGATTGCAAAGCTGCTGAAAAACCAAATACAGAAAAACTAGATGTATTACCATTTTTAAATAAAACAGGATCAGGCTGTAGTGACTTTGTAACAGTAGGTAAAGCAGTATCAGTAGGTGTATTGAATATGCCCTGCATTTCAAAATTTATTCTAGGTATTTCGTTTACTGCACAACTTATAGAAAAAGTACCTCTTGCACCTGTTACCTTATGTCTAACACCATCATAGTTCACGTAAAGAGTAACACTGCTTTGTGTAGCTAATGTAGAAGGTGTATAAGTTACAGATGTAGATGATACCGTAGCAGCGCTTAAACCACATGCTTTTAATATTGGATCATATTTTGGTGCAGTTCCAGCAGCACCACTTCCAACCATAAAAACACCAAAACTTACATTAACTCTTGTATTAGCTAATAAAACAGGGTAATTACCTGCATATGGTCTTATAGTTTCCTGTTCAACTTCATCACTAGCTACTGGTTCTATTTCTAAATCAACAACTTCTACATAGTTAGCTGAACCTGTAGCAGTAGGATCTGACCCATAACTGCTTTCTATCTTTGCTAGTAAAGATCTTTTTCTATGAAGTTTTGGCATTTACCTAATAGACACTATGTACATATCATAAACCCTTATAGAAATAATGTAACTATCATGAACTTAAATCGTCTACATTTGTTCTATATCTAATGTCATATTCGCAGCCGATTATACCGCCTGATTGATCTGCATCTATAAATTCAAATGAAGTGTCAGCAGGTTGTATATCAATAGCATTACCATTCAGTGTTAAATCTGCCATTAATCTACTGTGCATATTTTCTACTGTAGGATCTGCTGTTTGATGTGGTGTACCACTTCTTACAATTACGCTAAGTCTTACAGTTAATGTATGGTCTAAGGTTGGTAATGATGTTGTCTGTTCTACTACATCATTCTGCGGTTCAATAATAATACTAGGAGTTTCTGCCCTTGTTAATGCTGTTGTACGACTTCTAAAAATACGATCAGAAACACCTGTAGTACCTGCAAGTACTGTTGCGATTCTTGCTAATATTGTTTCTCTTTTAGTAGTCATTAGGTTTTCTGTAAACTAATACGGCAAAATACACCATCATTTTCTTTTCTAAGATCTCTTACTGTATATGCAACACTATCAACTGTAATACTATCGCCAGAAACTAAAGTACCAAAATCAGATGTTTTTGTAATAAGTTCATATTCAGTACTAATAATCATATCGCCAGCCAATATTTGATCTGGTTGTTCTAATATTCCTTTTGCAGTAGTACCACCTGATGTACAACTTATACCAAAATCATCTAGATATACATTTTGTGTTGT